ACAGCCTAAAATACTTCTCCCTGTACCAAGTACTTTATCGGAGTTATCTACCGTATCCTCTACTTATGATAGTAATTACAATACTTTCTTTACTTCTAATAATGCTTACTATAAAGCTTCTGAGCCCGGACAGACTATAAACGATACTGCTACCTTAACTCCAGACTTCTACTATATCCCCGTAGGAAAATCAGGAGAAGATACTCCGACTTTTATAGGTGACTTAAAAGCTAAGTACGGAGGTTTATACAAAACCCTGACCGCAGGAAGCTCCCCCGGTAATTTTAAGTTTTTTAGTTTTATTCCAGATAATTCTAAAAATGTTACTATTAATACCGCTGCTTTAGATGATTGGGCAAAAGCTTACTTAGCTGCACTTACTAGCCCTTATCAAAAACCTACTAATACAAACTACCGATATCCGGTACAGTTTATATTTGACAGTCAAACAGCTAGTTCAGTTAACGGAGTAAATCAATTTAGTCGTTTAACAAATAATACAGAAGCTCAATTTAACCTTATACTACAAAACGGTACTCGATCTCTTCCTACTAGTGTTGGTGATAAAACATTCTACTTTAAAATAGGATATTCCTTAATCTCTCCTAATTCACAGCAATTCTATCCTACACAAGGTCAAATTGTAGATGCTTTAGGTACTTGGTTTGACGGACTTAATACTAGTACGTATGTAGCAAATAATTCTAGAACAATTAATAATGTAACTTTTAACCCTAAAGGAAGCGGTACTAGTAGAGAACTTATTATTAAAGGTACGAGCGATGTAGTATTAAAAGACGTGGCTATAAAAACAAATGCTACCGTACAATCAAATCAAGATGTTGTTATTAGGTTTACTTTTGAAACCAACGATACTGGATTACTGTTAAATGGCGAAGCTGCTACTCAAATAGGTAATGTTACAGCGGCAGTAGCTCAGACTGCTAATGCAGGAGATACTAACGGAGCTATTAATCAAGCTACTGCACCACAAGATGAAGCTGCTGAAGGATTTGCATCAGCATTACAGGCGATGCTAACTGTCGTACAGGCAGAAGCACAGCTTAAAATAGCTAAATCAACTAATCAAGGAATTACAGTCTCTATTTTAGAGTTAACTAAAAAGTTTTTTCAAGACGGGATAATGAACGGGGTTTTAGACAATAATAATATACCTGCATCAATTTTAAATCTCCAAGAAAAAGATTTTTTAGTTGCATATGCATCAAGAGGGTTTAATAGTAGTTTAATGATTGATCCGTCTTTGTATGACACTATTCCTAAAGTAGACTTTACTAAATTGTGTAATGCATTTGCATTTGCATATGGACAGGGAGGAGAAGACGGAACTACTAGTCAATTATATTCTCCTACGTATATTTCATTTGGATACTTGCTTGCTTTTTTAAACAACATGTGCTTAATTTACGATTCACCCGATAAAGCATTACCTACAAATAATAACGTAACAACAGGTACTCCAAAACGACCTTACGTTTATATTGATTTTAATCCAGAGACGAATTTTTGCTTAACTTCCCCTCAACAACTTTCTGTTGATCCTTTGACCTGCTTAATACCATTACAGGCTACAAAAGCTCAATACGAAAGTATTTTTCCTCAAAACATAGTTAAAAACTGGCAAGGAACTAATAAAGCAACTCCTATTTTTGATCCAGCAGGCAAGTTTAACGGAGTATCAACAGTAATAAATAAAGCAGGATTTCCTTATAAAACACAAACAAACGCATATCAGGGTAGAGTAATGGATATCTTACTAAACATAGACTACTTATTAAATCTTGTAAAGAATTCTGCAGGATCAGATGCAGAACATGCTGTTAAGCTAGAACCTTTTTTACAGCAAATTCTAACAGATATTAATAAAGCTTTAGGTAATACAAATGCTTTTAGAGCAGCTTATAGGGACGATTCAAATACAGTTCAAATTCAAGATGATCAGTGGGTACCTAGTCTAAATGGAACTGAAGCTTCTATGTTAAATGCACAGGAGTATAAATCTAAGTTAGGAGAAGGTAAAGATAGAAAAATTGCAGGTCTACTACCTATATCTAAAGATCCACAGGAACTACCTGTAGCAGGTAACTTAGGCTTAGCAAGACAATTCCAGTTAAGGTCTGTAATGACTACCAAGCTTGCAAGTATGATAGCAATATCAGCACAAGCAAATACAGGATCTGTAAATGCAACTGATCATTCTTCCTTAAGCTACTTAAATGAAAACTTTCAAGATAGATATAAACCCTATATACAAGATGCTTCTAACGGAGAGTCTGGTAACAATACTAATTCTAAAAACTCATCAGGTAATGCAGAGTCGAATGACCAAAAAGCAGCTGAATTGTTTAATGACCACATTATAAACATATATTCTAACTTTAAGTTAAATACAGATAGAATTAGCCTTGCTAAGAACTACTATATCGAGAGAATGTCTAAAGTTAAATCTGGCGATCCGATTGTATCAGCAGCACCTTTTATTCCTGCTGAATTAGAAATGACCTTAGACGGTATTAGCGGTATTATAATGGGTAATGCCTTTACTATTCCACAGGATAGGTTACCTCTTTCTCTAAGAGGAAAAGACGGTCTTGCGAAAATAGCCTTTATTGTAACCGGTTTAACGCATACAATTCAAAGTAATGAATGGTTAACTAAGATTAAAGGTCAAATGATTAAGCTAAGAGAAAGTACTAAACAAGTAACCGCCGCTGCTCTTGTAGGAGATATACAAAAGCAAGTAATACAGGCATCAACTAGTGGGAACTCAACTGGAAATGTAAATAGCTTTATAATAAACAAACCTTGGAGCGCTGCCTTTATAAGCTACGTAATGAAAGCAGCAGGAGTAAGTAATTTCCCTTTCAATGCCAGTCATGCTCTTTATGCTCAAGCTTTAAGACTAAACAATAACGGATTCCAAGTCTTAGATCCTGCTAACACTATTTTACAGGTAGGAGATTTAGTAGTAGCAAATAGAGCATCAAATAATCTCACTTTTAGAACTAAGACTTGGTCTGGAGACAGTCATGGAGATATTATAAGTAGTATAAGCGGTAATGTAGCTGTAGGAATTGGAGGCAATGTTAGCCAATCTGTATCTATAAAGAGCATCGGACTTACTGGCGGTAAGTTAGGTAAGTCTGATTACTTTGTAGTTCTCAGGCCGCCTCAAAATGACGTAAGTAACATAGTAAGTGTCGCAGTAACACAATATAAGTTATGGAGAACAAATCAGTGGACAGAGTTAACACCTGCAGCTCTACCTGCTTTGAGAGAATATTATAAAACGGTAGGGTTAAATCTATAAAGTATGCCATTAAAATATTTCCCATTAACTAGAATAATTTCAAATAAGTATACAAGAGGAGGAGAATATGTAACTCCCGATGGAAAACCTTATACTGGAAGATACTATACTACTTATAATGATACTAGTTTTACCGGTATTAATCCCGTACTCGGACAGAATCTAAGATTAACTCCAGTAGCACAGTTGTCTAACGCAAGTAGAGGAGTAGGAGCTAATGCTACGAGCATTTTTGCTTATACTGAAACTCAAAGATCGGCTTTAGAGACAGTTAATACTAATGCTGAATTGACTTCATTAAGTCCTTACTACCCTATACCCTTAGATTCAGACTATACACGAGGATACTTTACAAGGTACTTCGCTAAGAACGTAAGCGGCCCTGGTTTTATTATTGAAATATCACAACTTGATTGGACTAAAATTCAAGACGGTAATGTAAGTGATACCGTACTAGGGTATGAAACTACTAGCATGCTATGGCAATTGACTGGACCATTGAATGATACAAGAATTTCCCAATACCAAATTCAAGGAGGAGTCTTTACCACTAATAAACGTGTAACAGAAGCTAAGCAGAAAAGTTTTAGAGGTATTATAGAGTATATTGGAGGAGATTATACTAAATTTGCAAAAATAACAAGCACATCAGTTGCTACTTCGGGTAGTATATAGTATATTTACTGTAAATAAAAGTTATGTATTTCATTATTGAGACAGTAGAGCAGCTTTCCCAGTTGCCTAGACCAGAAAAGTGCTTTATTGAGTTAATGTCAATGTCTGAACATACTCATCCAACTTTAACTACACCATGCGTCTTATACTATAATGACTTTGAGAAAGGATACATTATTCCAATCAATCATTCAGAAGCTTTCTCTCTTACTACCATTCAAATAGAGGACTTTTTAAAGGAAATTCCTAAAGTTTATATTTTAGATAAAAAGTGGCATTCCTATTACTTAGATTTACCTAATTCAATCGACCTATACTTTACTGTTCTAGACGTAGAGGGTAAGATACAGGATTTTCAATGCTATACACCAGTACATTTAGACTTTTACGAAAAGCTTAAATACTCTCCACAAGTAAATACCCTCATTCCAATTTCAAAACACTACGAAAGATGTGAATGTATGTTTGAAATGGTTAAAGACTATGTAGGAAAGGAGTCAAATACTGAATGGCAAGACAAATACACGGAGGTATATAAATGGGTAGAAGAGCAGGGAATCTTAGTAGATGAAAAGCTCTTTGATAAGTACTTTGAAACTCCTTGGAAAGGGAGATCTCTACAGGATAATAGGGTTTATTCAAGTTATAACCTATATAACATTACTTCACGTCCGACTAATGCATTTAATAGTATAAATTTTCTTGCTTTTAATAAAGAAAACGGTTCTAGAACGGCTTTTATACCGCAAAACGACGCTTTTGTAGAGTTTGACTTCGATGGATATCATATAAGATTAATTGCTGATGCAATGCATACTGATATTCCACAGAATCAATCAATTCACGAGTATTTAGGTAAGCAGTATTTTAATAAAGAGGAATTGACACCTGAAGAATACCAAGAAGCTAAGAAAATTACTTTTAGACAGATGTATAACGGGGTAGAAGAAGAGTATTTGTATATTGAATTCTTCGAAGACGTATATCATACAGTAAGAGCTATGTGGACTACCTATACAAGTAACGGTTTTTTAGAGTTACCAAACGGTAGAAAACTTATCCAAGAAAATGCTAATCCTCAAAAGCTATTTAACTACTATATTCAGTGCCTAGAAACGGTAAATAACGTAAAAAAGCTAGATAAGCTAAAAGATTACCTAAAAGACAAGCAAAGTAAAGTCCTCTTAGTTGTATATGATTCAATACTAATTGACTATGCAGTATCAGACGGAAAAGGTACATTATCTCACATTAAAGATATATTGGAAGAGGGCGGATATAAGGTTAAAGCTAAAAAAGGCGATAACTATAACTTTTAACACTAAGAACCAACTATTTATTATGGAATTTATACAGTTAACACAAGATCAATTGAAGAATAAGTTATTTTGCACATTCTCTCCTAAAAGCAAGTTGGAAGAGGTTTTAGATACGATTAAATCCGAATATGTTATCATGTACGATAAGATATTTGTATTGGAATCTGAAGATTCTGACGAGTTTTTGTGCACCTATAATATTGAGGTTCAAAGTACCAATACAAGAGTACTTCCAAATACGATACTTTTACATAGAAAGAAGGAAACTAATACGTTATACACGATTAACAGTTTAAACCTTCTAATTAAATCCCTAAACGAGGGAATCTTAGACACGTCCTTTAGAGTAGAATGGCAAAATTACAGAAACACTGTATTGCTTACTCAAGGCGATGATCTTAGAAAACTTTCTACAAAAATCCACAAAATAGTTAACTTATAAGTTGCTAATTCGGATCTTTCTTCTTACATTTCCTTATAGAGTAAATTTTTAAACTAAAACAATAAGTTATGGCAATGGACCTATCTGCGATTAAGTCGAAACTTAGTTCGCTACAAAACCAGAAGTCAGGCGGTCAAAAAAGAGACATGTCTTTGATCTTATGGAAGCCTACACCAGGCAAACACTTCGTTCGTATCGTTCCAGCTACATGGGACAGATCAAATCCTTTTAAAGAGGTATTAGTACATTACGGTATTGGTAACCGTACAATGATTTCATTAGTTAACTTTGGTGAAAAAGATCCGATTGTTGAGTTCGCTAAGCAATTAGCTACAGCAGGCGATAAAGAAAACTGGGTTATGTCTAAGAAATTAGAACCAAAGATGCGTGTATTTGCTCCTGTCATCGTTAGAGGTGAAGAAGAGAAAGGTGTACGTTTATGGGAGTTCGGTAAGCAAGTATATGCCGAGTTATTATCATTAGCTGACGATCCAGATGTAGGTGATTACACAGATGTAATCGATGGTCGTGATATTACGATTGAAACTACTGATGCAGCAACTAATGGTACTGGTTATAATCAATCTAAAGTACGTGTTCGTACTAAAACCACTCCTCTATCAGAAGATGCTAAAGAAGTCGAGAAGTGGTTAAATACTCAACCAGAAGCATTTACTATCTTTAAGAAGTATTCTTATGACGAAATGAAAGAATCTCTGTTAAGTTGGTTACACCCTGAAGCAGCTACTGACGAACCAGCCGTACCTGCAGCACCTGTAGTAGAAGCATCAACTCCTGCTAATAAACCAGCTTCGTTTGCTTTAAATACAAAACCTAAAGCAAGTATTGACGACGAGTTTGACGAATTATTTAAATAAACAAATACATGGCAAAAGGAACTAAAGCTTCTCTTAATGAGAGTATAGCTGGTGCCCTAAAGGGTACTTTTAATCTAGATAGCTTCAAAGAAGCAAAGAACTTATCTAGTACATCGATTAAGATGAAAGAACAAAAATGGATACCTTTGTCAAAAGCCTTTCAAGACTGTTTATCTATACCTGGCATCCCACAAGGCCATATTACACTACTCCGCGGTCATTCTGACACCGGTAAAACAACAGCTCTACTAGAAGCAGCAGTAAGCGCCCAGAAAATGGGCGTCTTACCTGTTTTTATTGTTACTGAGATGAAGTGGAATTGGGAACATGCTAGGTTAATGGGATTAGAGTATGAAGAAGTAGCTGATGAGAATGGAGTAGTTAAAGATTACAAAGGATTTTTCTTGTATATTGATAGAGAAAGATTAAATAGTATTGAAGACGTAGGTGCATTTATTGCAGACCTGTTAGACGAACAGAAAAACGGTAAACTACCTTACGACTTATTATTTTTATGGGATTCAGTAGGTAGTATACCTTGTGAAATGTCTATAACATCTAATAAGAATAATAACGAGTGGAATGCAGGTGCTATGTCTAAGACATTTGGTAACTTTATTAACCAAAAAATCGTATTATCACGTAAAGAGAGTCAACCCTATACCAACTCAATGCTAGCAGTTAATAAAATCTGGGTAGCTAAAGCAGAAAACATCATGGCACAGCCTAAGATGAAAAATAAAGGGGGAGATACGATGTATTTTGATTCTTCGTTAATTGTTACTTTCGGTAACGTTACTAGTTCAGGTACAAATAAGATCAAAGCCACTAAAAACGGTAAGGATGTAGAGTTTGCAAAGCGTACTAAAGTTAGTTGTGATAAGAATCACGTTAACGATGTTACTTCTGCCGGTAGAGTTATTATGACTGCACACGGTTTTATTGACGATACTAAGCAAGCTATTGATGCTTATAAGAAAGAATACTCAAAAGGCTGGTTAAAGACTTTAGGTACCACTGACTTTGATGTAATAATAGAAACCGACGACGACAGTAAGGATATTTTTGACGCTTCAGAAGAATAATAACATGAATACAGACTATAGAAAAATGTTTACGGAAATGGAAAATGAACCGGTAACGACCCTGCATAAAGATAGCAGGGTTCTTATTGTGGATTCGTTAAATACGTTTTTACGTAGTTTTGTAGCAATACATCACGTAAATCCAGCAGGTAACCACGTAGGAGGACTAGGAGGTTTTTTAAAATCAGTCGGTGCTGTGATAAAACAAATACAACCTACAAGGGTTATTTTAGTTTTTGACGGTGTTGGTGGTTCAACAAATAAAAGATATCTTTACCCGGAGTATAAAGCTAATAGACATATTACTAAAATATCAAACTGGGATGCATTCGATAATCAAGAAGAAGAATCTGAGTCTATTACAAATCAAATCTTACGTTTAGTTTCTTATTTAAAATGTCTACCTGTTGATTTAATTGCAGTAGATAAAATTGAAGCAGATGACGTAATTGGATATCTTGCAACTAGGTTTCCCGAAAAGGTAACTATACTATCTACTGATCAAGATTACTTACAACTCGTATCAGATAAAATATCTGTGTATTCACCAGTTAAGAAGGTAATCTACGACCCGGCTAGAGTAGTAAAAGAGTACGGAATTACACCTCAAAACTTTTTAGTAGGTAAAGTTATACTAGGAGATAAAGGCGATAATGTACCCGGGGTA